GACCCGCAGGAACTTTCCGTTGTCCGCCGCCGTCACCGCCGGTGTTCCAGGCTCTCCTTTCGGGCCTCGTTCTCCGGCAGGGCCCTGTTCACCGCGCGGCCCCTGCACACCGGGGTCTCCCTTGTCGCCCTTCGGCCCTTGTGCGCCGTTCATCACGTTTGCGGATGTCGTGCCGTTTTTGTCCTTGATAATGATCTTCGCGCCGCCATTGATCTGCGTTACAGTCGCCTCCGGGCTGTAGCCGTCTTTACCGGCTGCTCCGTCAGCGCCCTTCTCGCCGGGAATGCCCTTTTCACCGCGGGACGGCTTCCCGGTATCTTCGTCGCCGAGATACCAGTTCCCGTTTGCTCCGATCGTCGGCGTGAGTCCATCCTTTCCGGCAGGACCGGTCGCTCCGCCACCGCCGCCCTCCGGCACGACGTACACGTCTTCCAGCCCGGGGAATTGGATCGATCTTAATTCTTTTTCTGCCATGTTTCCCACCTCACCTTCCGTATACCGACACAACGAGCGGTCCTGAGAACTTCGTGCCCTGTAGCGAGCTCATGATGATGATCTCATCCTGTCCGACCGAACAGCTCAGGTTTTCATTGTATGTCACGATTGCCTGGAACCCGTTGTGTGACGCCTGCTTGACAAGGCTTTTACCATCTAACCAGAAAGCGGCGAGCACGACACCGCTCTCCGTGACCTCCTCCAGCTTTGTCCCGCTGAGTACGCTGCACTCAAATATGCTTGTAAAGCCGTCCGTGTTTGGTATTCGCAGCCCGTTTCCGCCGCTTCCTTGCATGACGAACCGCATGAACTTAGTGTAGTTTTTGATCGGCTCGACGTGCACGGACGAGAATCCGATATTATCTCCGGACGGCGTGATGTTCTGCTCTGTGTCTTTCGGCGTCACGCTGCACGCCTGAAGCTTCGCGCCCTCCACCGTCACTGTGCCGAGCCCGTAACACGCGGCATCCGTCTTGCTGATGGTCTGCCTGCTTGTCGTCGGCTTTACCGTCCTGTCTTGCAGCCTTGCCGCTTTGATCGTCATGTCGCTTGCAAGATAGCGCCGGCCTTTGATGGTCGTCGGCGCCGCGGACGGCGCAACCTCCCACCCGCTGAAGCTCTCGATCGCCCCCGTAAACTTGCCTCCCGCTCCGTATGCGGTGTATCCCGCAAGCATCTGTTCCGCTCCGCCCGTTGCGTCTGCCGTGTTTGTCCCTACGTTGATTCCATCCACGGCCTGTGTCAGCTCGTCGATCGTCTTTTTCCCGCTCACTCCGGCTTTTCCGCGCACGGCATCTGCCAGCGCCACCAGCTTTGCCTTTGTTACAGCTACCTTTGCCATCAATACGCCTCCGTGTCTCCATTAGGCAGCGCTGCCAGCACCGCCTGCACAAGCTCCTCCTTGTCTGCCTGCGTAAAATAATCCGTCCCCTTCACCGGCGTTTTTCCGTTCGTTCCCGCAGGCCCTTGCTGCCCATTCGCTCCGGCAGGTCCCTTGATGTTCACGGGCTCCGGATTCACGAGCCCGCCGTCGTTCGTCCAGCTGATAACGCCCTCCGCGCTGACGGACGGCGTGAACGTGTATCCGTTCTGCCCGCTCGTTCCGGTCCCTTCGGTCGTCAGCGCCCGGATGGTGATGTTGCCATTTCCGTCGTCCTCCACCACGGTCTGGAAGCTGTCGCCCTTCGGCCCTGGCTGCCCGCGCGGGCCTGTCTCGCCGTCCTTTCCGTCTGCGCCGTCGCGTCCGGCCGGCCCCTGCGGTCCGGCTTCTCCCCTTGGCCCTTCCGGGCCTCGGATGTCTCCGAGATCGATCTTCTCGCCGTCCGTCAGCGTGAAGATCAGATGCCCCGCGTCCGACACCTCCACGGCCTGTATCCCGCGCGAGATCAGCCCGTGGATCGTCACCCTCACGCTTTCCGGGATCTCGATTTTCATACCCTCGCCTCCTTACTCCACGCGCGCGACATTCCCGCTCGCGAGCGTGGTTTTGTCGCCATGTGTGTACAAAATGTCGTAGCGGTACAGTCCCTTCCGGAATTTCGCGCTCACGTCCTCCGTGAAGTCGAGCGTCACCGTGTTTCCCACAATGCCGGAAAACACGAACTGCTGCACCTGCGCCCGCATCCGGTCGTAGAACGTGATCTTCACGCTGTCCGACGCGCCGACCGTGACGGCCGCGCCGTCCTGGTCCTCCAGCTCCAGCCGGAGGCGGAGGGAGAACGTGTCTCCCTCATACCAGCAAATACACCCGTTCGCAATGCGCGGGCTGACCCGCGCCGCCGGGATCACATTGCTTGCGCTCACTTCTGTGCCTCCTCCCATTTCTTGATCTTGTTTTCCGCTTCCTTCTTGGAAAGCCCGCACGCCATGAACGCGTTTCGCAGGTATCCCTTGAGCCGTGCCTTCCCGGCTTTGTCTGCCGCAAGATATTCATCGCGGAACATCTCCGTGATTGCCGCGCGGATCTCCTTCGGCTCATATCCGGCCTTCTCCAGCTCCTTGAGCGTGCTGCGCAGGTCCTTTCCGGTCGAAACGGCCTTGTACAGCCTGTCGTGGTTTTCCGTCCACGGCTCAAACCCGGTCATCGTGTAGCTGTCCGCAGCAAGCGCCGTCTTCTGCTCCGGCGTCAGATCGAGGCCATCGATCAGCTGGAGCGTCTCGTCCTTCACGCTTCCGGAGATCGTCTTGCCGTCGGCGTCCTTCTCGCCGGTCACCCCGGCGGCCGCCTGAATGTATCTCAGATACTCTCCCACGTCCGCGCCGGCTTCCAGCAGCTTGTCGATCTGTGCCCGCTCCTTGTCGCTCGCCATCATGTTGTAGTAGTACAGCACCTTCCCGCTGTCCTCGATGTCAAAGGACAGCAGCATCTGCATCTTGAGTTCCTTCGCTGTCGCGTCGTCGGTCTTCTTGATCTTGGACATGGCCTTGATAAGCTCATAGCTGTCTCTCTGGTCAACGCCACCGGCGCGCATCGCCTCATACGTCTGCGTGGCTTTCTCGCTCAGTGCGCCGAAACCCGCCTCGACCCACGCCTGCGCCCCCGGCGTCGCGCTCTTGCCGAACAGCATTGTTCGTGCGACTGCGCTCGCCATGTCGCCCTTCCGGTCGGTGTAGATCGGATACTGCATCCGCCCGTCCGCCGTATAGCTGCCCTGCCGCTTCAGGGCGCTGATGCCCTGCCACATTTTCTTGACCTGCCCGCCGCCGAACGGCAGCAGCCAGTATGCCGCCGGATTGATCAGCTCCCTTGCCGCCTGCGCGGCCTTCTCTCCGCCCGTCTTGTTCTCCGCATCAAGCGCATCAATGGCGTTTCCAATATCACCGAACGAATTCATAAACGGATACTTACCCCCGCCGATTCGGCTTCCGATCATCGGAAGCTCCTGCCCGACGTTTACAGCGAGATTTGCGACGCTCCTGATCACGCTCTCCGGCTCCGACTCCTTGATAAGTCCGCCGCCCATGGCCGCGTCCGCCAGATTGTTGAGCTCGTACCCCGTCAGATCGCCCACCGTGTCGTTGACGATCCCCAGCGGGTCGAGCATTGTCCGTCTCCCGATGAAGTGCTCGTACACCTCGTTGTAGATGTACCCACCGATCAGGAACTTAAAAAGCGCATAGGCCAGTGCGAACATGCCCTTCTTTCGCATATCGCGCGGAAGGTCCTTGAAAAGATACGAGAAGGTATTGTTCACCTCAAGCTGGAACTGTGTAAATATTTTCGCGAACGGATTGCGGGCCTCAAAGAGCGTCGGCATCGCGCCCTTCGAGCGGTCTGCCATCACGTTTGCCGCGAAGTCGTCCGCCTCGCGCATCGCCTCCTCCTCGCTCATGCCGCGCGCGATGTTCTCCATGTACCGCGCCCGGACAATGGTGTCCGCCGAGAACGTGTCGATCCAGTCCATCGGCTTTGACAGTACCGCGCTCGCGCTCTGCTGCCAGGTGCGGACAAGCGGATCACTTCCGCGCCGGTTTACGAGGAAGTAACTCCGTTCTACAAAGCCGTCGTCTTTCGTCCATCCCTTGAGCGTCTGTCCCATCGCCTTGAGCACGGATGTCGTCTTGAGCTGTGCTCCTGCCTGCGTGATGACGCCGAAGTTTGTCAGCCACGACGCCGGGTTGACCGCGACCATGTTCGCCGCCACGCGGCTTTGCCACGCCTTGAGCAGCTTGTAGACCTTGCGATTCGTAAGGTGTTCCACGGCTCGGTCGTATTTGCTTTTCTTGTTTGCCAGCAGATTTGTGTATTCGTCCAGCTCGATCGCGAAGTTCGAAAGCGAAAAGCGCCCCTGCTTCATGATCGCCTCGATCTCCAGTTCCTTCTGGTTCTCGGTCCGATCGTCTCTGGCCCGGACGTCGTCCACCCGCTCCCGCAGTCCTTCGTCCGATGTTCGGTATCGCACCTGCTGCGCAAGCGCCCGCAGATTCTGGATGACGTCCGTGTAGCAGATCACGCTCGCCGCGCCCTCCACATACTTGTCAAAGCCCTCCACCGCGTCATACGCCGTGTCAAATCCGATGCGCTCCAGCGCATTCCCGAAGTAGGTGATACCAGGCTTAAAGGTGTGCGTCAGGCCGCTGATGGTCGTCGGCAGGGCCGATACCTCCGCGTCGATGCCGAGCGCCTTTCCCATCAGCCCAAGAATGCCGTCCGTCGTCCCCGGCTGGAAGTGTGGGAAATAGCCCTGCCGGTAGTTGATCGGCTCATAGCCGTTTCGGACGCGCACGTCATTCATCTGTTCAAAGAGTCCGTCATAGATCTTCCGGAACGTCTCCACGGCGTTTTCGATCTTCGCCCTGTCCAGACCCGGGCTCGTGGCCCACAGATCCCGCACGATTGCGTGCCATTCATCGAGCGTCTTTCCGTCCCGGTCCTGCGCCCGCGGGTGCTGCTCGAGATACCGGATGTTGTCCTGCGCCTCGCCCAGCAGCTGCACCGCATGCGCCTCGCTCACGGCGTCTCCCGTCCTGACCTTCCGGCTCAAGTCCAGCGCCTTGACCTGCTCTCGCAGCTGGTTTTTCAGCTTATTCGCGTTCGCGCTGGCCGTCCGGACGGGCTCAAAGTACGTCCTGTTGATGATCTCCGCGTCCGCCTCCGGGAAGATGTCCCGGACATTGCGCGTCATCGTCTCCCGGCTGTACTGGATGCCGGCGGCTTTGTCCTTCGCCTGATCCGCGTTTTTAAGCGCCGCATCGGCGACCGCGAGCCTCTGTGCCTTCTGATAGCGCCGCCAGTCCGCGATCTTGGCAGCCGTCTCGTCATAGTCTGCCTTGGCCTCGTACATGGCAAGGATGCCCTTTGCGTTCTCCATGCCCTGCACGTCCTCCGACGCGAGATCGCCGCGCAGCAGTTTGTTTAGGACATTGTTGTCCTCCGCCGTCAGCAGGTTCTTGGCCGCCGCCCGCTCATACGTCCGGCGCAGCTTCTTGAGCTCTGTGTGCAGCGCCTTGACCTCATCCAGCGTCGTTGGCACGGCCCGCGCCTGCTTCTGCCGCATCCGCGCCTCGGCATACCGCCGCGCCACGCGCAGCGAGCCCAGCATGTTCTCAACGCTCGCCTCGTAGTCGTTCTTGGCCCAGCGCTTAAATTCCTCTGCTTCTTCCCCGTGGAACTCGTCCAGTGACCGCTGCACCCTCTCGATGCGCTTGGACACCTCAAACATCTGCATCAGCTGATCCGCCGGATGCGTGATGCCCGCCGGGAACAGCTCCGGCGCCATCTCCCGCATCTGGTTGTAGGCAGTGTCCACCGGCAGGCCGCCCTCGTCTGCAATGCGCAGCCTCCCGAATGCCGCCCTGCGGAAATCGTCAAAGTCCGCAATGTCCGCCCGATCCGTCTCCGACAGCGTGACCTTCAGATCGCGCAGCCGCGTCTTCACGTCCTTGTACTCGTCGTAAAATTCCGTGTCCATCTCCACGCCGCGCCTGTACGATTCCTCAAAGCTCCTGTCTATCGTCTCCTGCGAGATCCTGCCGGTCTGAAGATATTCGTTCATCATGCCCTCAAGGGCTGGCTTGAGCACCTCCTGCCGCGCCGCAAACGGCATCGAAAGCGTCTGCTGGATCGCCGCCGCCGTCTGCCCGCGCACCCTGCGCAGATAGTCCTGCGCTTTCTTCGGGATGCTGTCCATCGTCAGGCTTTCAAAGACCTCCGGCGGAGCCTTTGCGGCTTCTTCCTCAGCCAGTCTCGCATCCTCCTCCGCGATCCTTCTCTCGCGCTCCGCCATATAGGCTTCCATCTTCGCTTCTTCCTCGATGTTGATTTGCGCAAGCTCCCGCTCTGTTCGCATCTTCGGCACGATTTTTCGCAGCTGCTCCAAAAATTCGTTGTACGCATTTTCTCGGAAGTATTCCGGGTTCGTGCTGTCCACCTGCTGTGCCAGCGCCTGTGCCTTGCTGATGCGCTTGTAAACGCTCGCGATCCGCATGATCTGCTTCGCCGGATTTTTGATTCCGGACGGGAACAGCTCCGGCAGCATCCCGGAAAGATCGGAATACAGCTCACCGATGCTCGCCCCGCCCTTTTCCTTGATCGTCAGCTTCCGCAGCGCTGCTTCATCGAAATAGTCGTACTGCTCGATCTGTCTCGTGTCCTCCTCCGTGAACGTGACCGGAGTTTTCCGGATGGTGTATTGCAGCGTCGCGTACTTCTCGGAGAACTCCCTGTTTAGCTCCAGCGCGCGGTCATACGCTTCTTCAAAGATCGCATTGACCGAGGACCTTTTCAGCGCGTCGTTTTCCAGAAATTCGTCCACCAGCTCCAGCACGCGCGGGCGCATTTCCTTCCGCAGCGTTTCCATCTGCGCAGTCAGCGGCGTGACAAGATCGTCCGTGATCTTCGTTGCAAAGCGCATAAACTGATCCCGGTTCGCCTGCGGCAGCTTCTCGACCTGAAGCTCCGACCCCTCCGCCCCGGCGTCGGCTTCCGACACTTCCTCAGATGCAGAAAATTTTTCTTGACTTTCCCGCTCTGATCTGCGTATACTGTCCGTAGATGCAGCGCTTGTGGTGTCGGCAAGAGATCCGGAAACGGTCACTCCCCGGGACAGTTCTTGCGCTGCATTTTCTGCATTCCCTGAAAAGCGAAATACGCTTCCGTCCGGCATGACGATCCGGTGAGCATAATAGTGGTTGCCGTTTCTGTTTACGACCACAGCCATGTTTCCACGCGTTCCATTCAGCTCCACAGGCGCCGCAAACGTCACCGTCTGCTTCGCTCTATTTTTGTGGTTTGCGTGGTCTCCGATCTCAATTCCTCGCTTCAGCACTTGAGGTAATACGGCAAGTGCTGCTTTTTCTTCCGCCGTATCGGCGTACCGAAGCCCCTTGTCCATATCCTTCTTGCTGAAATAGATTTCGCCGTACCCTTGCCGGTCTATGCGGTATCCTGTGCTTTTCAGCCGCTCTGCCGCCCATGCGGCAGCCGAATCCTTGGTTTTAAGATTTGTCGGAACGGACGCCCGCGCAACCACATCCATCGCGTTAAGCGCCTCGCGGCTATTTTCGACCTGCTCTTTGATGCTGGCTGTTTCCGGGTCGTAGTCCATCGCAGTCTGCCATCCAGCCTCTGCAAACACCGTATCGGCATTCCCCGTATCCGGCATCCGGTTTCGGCGTTCCTCCGCGCTCAGATTCCGACGTTCTGCCACGTCCCGCGCCTCGATCTCACCGGCTGTGTTCCTGTAAAGCTCGTTCGGTAGCATCTCCTCGCCTGCGGCGTTCTTTTTCGAGAAGCCCTCCTCCATGCGGTCATTCCAGTATTTCGGGCTTGCGCCTCGCGCGAATCCCTCCATGGACTGAATAATGTGCTGAATTTCATGAATGAGCGTTTTTTCCGGAGCACCGATCAGGTCGCTGTTCATCACAATCGCGCCATCCTTCGGCGAGTAATAGCCATAATTCTCAATGGACATCGGCCGGAATATCAGCGACATATGCCGCAGCTTCGGATATGCTCTGTAAAGATCGTCGTGCTTCAGGAAGTCCTGAAGCTCATATTTTTCTTCCCATACTCGATCAACGTATTGATCTTGAAGTGCCTCCAGTTCTGCGTTTTCCGCCTCCGTGAGTTCCTCGCCGCCTTTTTCAAAGCTGGCAGCCCACTTGTCAGAAAGCTCCTGCATCCTGCGGTACGGTTCTTCCTCCATCAGCCGGACATCACCGTCTCTGCGGAACTCCATCTTGCTGTCGTCGATCTCGAACCGCCACTGCCCGTCGGCACCCTTGAACCATCCGGTCTCCCGGAAGATGTCTTCCGCCGAAGCGCCGTTTTCTTCCATCTGTTCCGCGCGGGCCAAAGACTTGCTGTCAGCCGTTCGCGCGAGCTCTCCTGCATAGCTATATTTCTCCGGCGGGCCTCTGGTCCCGCCGTTTTCTTCTGCCGCCTGCTGCGCGTCCTGCGCCCGCTGGGCGGCTTTTTGTATGATCTTTGCCTTCTCCTCCGGAAACCGGTCCATGCCTGCGTAGGCGTCCGCGCAGATCTCCTCGATGTACGCCTCCAGCTCCGCGCCGTCATAGCAGCCCTCGTATGCCTCGGCATACCGCTGTGCAAGCTCCCGAATGCCGCTATCTCCCAGCTCGTCTGCCACAACCGCCCGCACGCTGTCCAGCAGTCCCGGTGCGTCCTGCACCTGCCGGTGGAACGACTCGTGGTCTGCAAGCTGCTGAACGCTCCATTTCTTCGCCGTCGCATTCACCCATACCGAATTTCCTGCGGCCACGCCGTCTGCGTACCGCGTGACCTTCGCCCGCTGGTTCTCCACGCTGATCGAGCCCACCGTGAAATGCACATCCGCAAAGCCAGCGCTCCGGAGCGTCTCGGCGGCGGCCTTCATGCCGTCGGTCCATGTGCTCTGCGGCGCCTCGCGAAAGCTCCGCTGTGCAGAGCCCTTGCTCAGCCCGATGTCCTTTCCGCTCAGGTACGGCTGCCCAGCAGCGCTGACGCGATTTTCGAGGCCAATTCTCTCCGCGACTGCGCGCCCCGCTGCGGATCGCGCCGCTGTGCCGCCTGCGCCGCCTGCCACTGCTCCAACCGGCTTTCCGGAATCCATACCTGCATTCCGTTTGCCGCCGTCATCAATACGCGCGGCTCCTGCTTTTTCGCCATTTGCAATCTCCTTTCCGGCGCTCCACGCCTCGTCTGCCAGTGCCTTGTCAATGCCCTGTGCGGCTCTCTGCGCCGCTGTGCGGCTCATTCCGCTTTTGCCGTACTCGTAAGCCGCGTTCACTGCCTCGGCGTACTGCTGCGTGCTCTGCGCCCCGCTGTACCCGGAAAGCAGCACGCTCGTCATCCGCTCGTCATAGCCGTACCGCTGCGCAGCCTCGCTCAGCGCCCGGTCCGTGTCCTCACGGCTTTCCACCTCAAACTGCCGCTCCGCACGGGCATCCTCTGCCTGCCAGCGAGTCTGCGCGTCCAATGCGCCGCTGACCTCCGCCTTGTTCAGTTTCTCAAAAGCCGCATCTGCTGCGTCCGCCTCCGCGTCGTTGATCGCCTCTGTGTATTCCTGCGCCCGCGCCTGCGACACTTCTTCCGCATCCCGCGCCCGCGCGTCCCGCTCCTCTGCGTACCTGCTGTGCGTCTGGAAGTTCGCCTCCCGCTGTGCAGCTTCGGCCTCCTTCGCCATATCCGGTGGAACAGGCATCGCCGGCTGTGCCGGCGGCACCTGCACCGCCTGCTCTGCTGCCGTCGTGCCCTCTGTGAGCGCCTGTGCCGCCGCTGCCGCGCCCTTCCCGCCTGCATCCCCCGGCTGTACCGGTGCGGTCGGCACGCCCTGTGTGCCCTCTGCCAGCGCCGCGGACGCCTCCTGCATCAGCTTCTGTGCTTCTGCCGCAGCCACGCCGCCTGTCCCGGCTGCCGCCGTCGAGGCCGCCGAAGCTGCTGCCGTTCCGGCATCCGCTCCCGGGAGCATCGAAAGCAGGTTGTAGTCGATGCGGTCGAGCGCCGCCACCATCTGATTGACGAAGTCCTGCTGTCCTGCGTAGTATGTTCCCTGCACATCCGCCTTGAGGCCCTGCACCGTCCTGCGCAGATCCTCGACGGCCTGCGTGAATTCCTCCTCCGTCCTGAATTTCCTGCCGCCGTCAAGGTGCTTTCCGATTGCGTCCAGCTGCTGTGAAATCGTCTCGTACTTCTGCTCCACGGCTGCGCTCGCCATCTTGGTTTCGCGCATCGTGTTCATGTATCCGCTGACGAGCGAGAACAGGAAGGCCGTTCCAAGCTCCGTCGCGATCTCGTTCGCGCTCTTTTTCTCGCTCCCGAGCATCGCGCTTGTTGCAACGCTCGTGCCGGAAAAGGCGTATGCGCTCGCGCTCTGCCGCACGAACTCCCAGAACAGCTTGCTGTTTCCTGTTCTTCTCAGCCAGTCTGCCATGTTCGTGGAGATAAGCCCGGATACGAGCGCACCGGCCGCGCCGCCCGCGCCGCTTGCGAGGATGTCCTGCGCGTATGCGCCGCCGGTCTTCTCTCCGGTCGCCACCGCGCCCGCTCCCTGAATGGCCTCTCTCGCCGCGAACGTCAGCGCCGACTGGCCCATCGAAAGCGCCGTCCTGCCGAGTGTCCCGAACTGTGCCGCCTTCGTTCCGAGCAGCGCACCGCTTGCCGCGCCGACGCCCTTGCTGATGCCGCCCATCAGCGCAAGCGAGCCTGCGATCTGTCCGCCCGCGCTCAGCGCCGGATTCTGCGCCTTTGCCACCTGCACCGAGCGCATGTATGCCTCCCATGCTGGATTCTCCGCGCCCGTTGCCGCTCCGATGACCTTCTCTGCCGACCGCAGCCCAAGTCCCTCCGCGAAGCCCTCGGTGACCGCCGTTGTTTTCTCAAAAAGGCGCGAGTAGAGCATGTTGTAGATCTGCTCCCACTCGTCCGCGCGGTCCATGTCTCCGCTCCGCACCGCCTCGATGTACGGCGCGAAGGCATATGGTGCGCGGTCCATGCCGCCGAAAATTCCGCTCCCGCCGCGCTGCGTTTCGAGAATGCCTCTCGCCGCCTGCTTTTGCTCCGGCGTCCATTCCTCCGGATAAAAGGCCAGTGCATAGATCGCATCCTTTTTCCGTTCAAGCTCCTGCGCGGTCATGGCCTCGTTCGCCAGCGTCGCGGCGTTCTGCTTTCTGACCTTCATTTCCCGCAGCGCCTCGTCCATCTCCGTCAGCGTCATCGGCTTTGTGCGCCCGGCGTTCACCGCCTCGTATGCCCCGCGCAGCTCCGGAAGCCCCTCCGGGTCTCCGGCCTGCATCGAAAGCGCATAGTCCCGCGCCCTTTCAAGCTGCTCGATCTGCCGCCGCATCTCGTATTGCGTCCGCTTCCCGCCGCGCGCCTGATCCTGCCGCACCGTCTCCCATTCCGGATCTTCCTGAGACTGTGTCAGATATTCCGCGCTGCCCTTCATGCGCAGCGTCCGCAGATACCCGCTCTGCTGGTCATGTTCGATCGTCGGCTGCACCTGTGCCGACTTGACCTCACGTGTCCGCCGGTACCCGCTCTGCTGATCATGGTCGATTGTTTTCGCGGCGCGGCCCTGCGGCTGCCGCTGCTGCATCGCCCGCAGATACCCGCCGACCGGATTGTTGCCCACGGCGTCCGCCGCGCGGCTGTAGCGTTCCTGGGCTTCCGCCGCGCGCTTGTATCGCTCATACGCCGACTCATACATAGCCCGCGTCATGGTTCGGTAGTTCGGATTATACGGGCCGTTCTTGACGTTCTGCCCGCCGCCGTTTGCCTCGAACTGCCGCAGCGCGTCAAGGCCGCTGCGCCACGTGCCGCCGGAGTCTTCTGCCGGCTGGCTCTCGCTCTGCGTCTGCCGTCCGCTTCTCGCCTCATATTCCCGGAGCGCATCCAGTCCTGTCCGTTTCTTTGCCATCTCGTTCTCCTTACTCCATCGGGATGCCGTACCCCGCCTTGTTCAGTATTGCCGCAAGCTCGTTGTACTGTTTTCTGCCCTTCGCATCGCTGAGATTCAGCTGCCCCGCCATGCTCACAAACAGCTCATACGCCTTTTCCGGCTGTCCTGCCGCGATCCACTCTCTCAGCCCTCGCTTGAGCTGATCGTATGTCTTCGCGGCCGCACCGCCCGCGCCGCCGCTGTTGTATGTGTTGTCGATGTATCCCTTGCCGTTTCCGGTGCCGGCCTTGCTTCCGCCACCGCCGCCGCCACCGCCTCCGGAGGCCTTCGCCTGCTGCGACTGCCAGAAGGCCTGCTCCCGCGCGGCCTTCTGCGCCCAGTAGCTCAGCTGATCGGAGTACTGCGTGTAGTCGCGGCTCCACTCCGAGTCGTAGGCGCTCCGCGCATCCGCGAGGTCGCTGTAGTAGTCCGATACCGTGTCGCGGTACTTGCTGTAATCCATGTTCTCGCGCCCCTCGACCAGCCCGTACCGGTTGTAGAGATCCTGCCCCTCGTCCCGATACCGGCCATACGCCCGGTCGTAGAGATCCGGCACGATGTCGTTGAGGCTCTGGAGATACGCATTGTACGCCTGCTGGCCCACCTGCTCCGAGTAGGTCGAGCCGTAGCCGCCCGTCAGGCTCGCCGCCTGCCCCATCGTGTCCTCCATGGCCTGCCGGCCGAGCCTCTGATACTGCTCCTTGTACTGCTGATAGAGCGCATCCTGATTGAGGTCGTACCGAAAGGGCTTCCGGTTCGTGATCTGGTCGTAGAGCTTATCCAGCTCCGCGTCCCAGCGCGACTGATATGCCCCCGGCCTCCGGCTCTGCACCTGCTGCAAATACGCCTTTGCCTGCGATACCGCGCCGGAAGGGGAGTAGCCCCGTTCGAGCGTTCCGAGCCTGCCCGCCGTGTAGTCCGAATATCCCGGCAGCGTGTTCCGGCTCGCATAGCCGCCCTGATAGCTCTGCGTGGTCTGATTTCGGTTCACGAGCGTCGATTTGTACTGCCCGTCCGGGCCGACGCTGTCGATGCGGTACGTGCCGCCCGCGGTAACGACCTCGTCGCCCACGCCAAGCCCGGCAGGGGCCTTGCCGTTTTCATTTACCCTGTAAAGAGCCATCGTCCTCTGCCTCCTTCTCCTCCGGCGGCGCCACCGCCTCCGCCGCCTCCTGCATCTGCACGATGCTCTGCAGCTCCGTCCGAATGCTGTCGAGCACCAGCTGCGCCACGACCGGCGGCAGCTTTGATTCATTCAGCGCCTCGGCGACCTTCCGCCGCAGCGTTTTTACCTCTCTTACCATCATGCCTCCTCCTTCGTGGTCTGCACTGCGCCTCCCGCAGTGTTGATCTCCGCGCCGTTAAATTTAAGGCTCTTTCCTTTCATGCTGATTTCCCCGGACGCCGCGATCTGGATGTACGCGCTGTTGTCGCTCAGCGCCAGATACACCGCGCCGCTGTCCGCCAGGATGCGCACCGCACCGTAGCTGAAAAGCTCCATTGCCGTGAACGCGGTCGATGCGCCGGTGATGCTGATGTAACCGCGGTTTCCGATGTTCAGGTCGAGCGACGTGAGCGTGCCGTACTTGTCTACGCTTACCGTCGCCGCCAGCGCGGAGAGCTCCGCCACATCGTCCACCAGCGACCGCAGCTGCGTTTTAATGCTGGAATAGCCTCCGGCCGCACTTCCGATCAGCAGGTCGTTCGCTCTTACCGTTCCTGTAATGTCCGCGCCCGTCGCGGTCAGCTTCCCGTCCGCGTCCACCTTGAAGGCGGACTTGATGGAAAGCCCGCTCGTCCCGAAATACAGCCCCGCGCCGCCCCATGTGTTGTCGGTGCGGTATATGCTGCTCTCGGAGATGCTCCACGGCCCGAAGCTCGATCCGGCTGACGCCGTGATTTTGCCCGTCAGCGTCGCGCTGTATGCCTCCAGCGTTCCGGCAGGGAAGTGGAGCTTCTTCTCCGACAAATAGGCAACCTCGCTCCCGTCCTGCCAGAAGCTCACGCGCCCCGGCGTCACGGTCACAAGCTCGTTGCGGGACTTGTCGATCACCTCGTTCTCGTTCGCGACCGTCGTCTCGATGTTTCCGACGCCCACGCCGTACACGGGCTTCACGCCGTCGTAGTACAAAAGCCCCGTTTTGACATACTGCTTCGAGTTCACCGTGAACGCATTGTTCACGCCCGCCGCGTATTCGTAGAGTTGCCGGATGCCGAACTCGTTCCCGTCCACGGTCATGCTGGCCTCCTGCCAGTACCTCCCGAAGTCGGACACCGCCACATAGTTCCCGCTCAGCTTGAGCCGGAACGCCTCGGAGTTCTCGGCCGCGAAGTCCGCCGTCTTGATGATCAGCGTCTTGAGCGCCGCGTACCCGGCAAGCTCCGTCTGCCGCTCCTGCTCTGCAAGGCTTTCTGCGTCGATCGCCTGCGAGATCTCCGTCAGCACCGCGCCCGCCGACCAGTCCGCTCCGTTGAGCGTGTCGGCCATCTGCATCAGATACCGCCGCAGGCCGTCGAGCTGCTGCGCGGCATCGCCGCCGCTCATCGGCGGGTACTGTAAAGTCAGGCTCCCCATATGCGCCTCACAGATGGATGAACGGGGCCGTCATTTTCGGCATGTTCGTTCGGTTGTAGAAGTCCTGATACGCCGTGTAGTATGCGTTGTACTTTGCCATGGCGTTGTTGTACCGCGTCATTTCTCCGTTTGCGTCCGCGATCTTCATTTCAAGGTACCAGCGGTAGATCTCGTCATACGGCCACGGCACGCGCAGCACCGTGTCCAGATCGACTGCCTCCGGATACCCTGCGAACGTTTGTTCATCCTGCGCCGGCTGCGTGCATCCGCACCATTCCCGGTCAAACGGATCGCGCGTCCGCACCCACGGCTCGCACACGGGATTCCCGCTCCCGTGTGTTTTTTCTATTTCCAGATAAACGACGCCGTCCAGCTCGCTCAGCCAGCGGACCTTGTCGATGTTCTCATATTGATTCGGCGTCAGCCGGTCTACGGCCTCGATCGCCTCTCGGATTGTCATGCGCGCCGCCTCCTTTCTTCTGAAAAAGGGGCGCTTGCGCGCCCCTCCGTATCACTGCTTCTGCATCGCGCTCACGCGCTCGAAAAGCTCTGCCTCCTGCATCTGCGCGTGCTCCAGCACCTCGGCCACCGCCAGCGGCACCTCCACTGGCTTTCCGCGCGGCACCTGATAGGCCTTGCCGTTCACGCAGACAAATTCAAACTGCTGCTCCGTCTCCGACGCTCTGTGCAAAAACACAGTCTTCGTTGCGGCCTTCGTGTCCTTTACCTCTGCCATGCTGCTGCCTCCTTAGTTTTTCTCGTCCGTCTCCGAGTAGGCGGAAGTGCTCTCCACGCGCACCATGCGCTCCTGATACAGGATCTTCGTCGCGGTGGAGAACTTATAGCCGAGCGTGCTGAACTGGTTCAGCGGGCCGCCTGCCTGCTCCTTGCTCTTGATGATCATTTCAAGGCCGCCGCCCTCCGGGTCGATCATGCCGAATGCGTCCTTGCCGAGGAACAGCGTGGAGTACACGCAGAGGTTGCCGCCGGTCTTCGTCGGGCAGGTGCTGTCGCACCAAATCTTTGCCTCCGTCGTCTCAATGAAGCGCACGCCGTGCAGCTCGCCGATCTCGCCGTCAAACAGCGGCGTCACATCGGCGTACTTGTGCGCCTCGATCCAGTCCTTGTTCTCTCGGATGTCGAACGTAACGGACGGATGGATGATGGCGACATACTTGCCGCTGATCTTCGGGGCCTTCAGCTTCTTGAGCGTGGTGACGGCCTTGTTTACCTCCGTCGGCGTCAGGCGGGAGGTCTTGTCCATCGTCGCGCGGCTCTCGACCTTTGTGTGTGCGCCATCTTCGCTGACCTTGTCGCAGTACTGGACGTTCGTGCCGGCCGCCAGCGTGTCGCGCACGAGCTTGTCCTGCGTGGTGCCCGCCGATGCGCCAAGCTCCTCGGTCGCGCCGAGGATCACGTTGTCGATCGCGTGCAGCTCCAGCTGGTCGGACACCGTGACGTAGGTGCCGTGCTGAACGATGGCGCTCGTCATGCTCGACTGGCCGAGCTTCTGGCCTGTCGGGATCACGCCCTCCTGCAGTGCCGGCGCATCCGCCAGCGTGTTCCACTTGCGCCACTCGACACTCTTGCCGCGGCCCTTCGGCAGCGGCTGCTTTCGAGCGAACTGCGCGTGGATCAGATTCGGCCGCGCGTTCTCCAGAAGCTCCGTGTCGTAGTAGGTCTTCATCGTGGACGAAAGATCGTTCGGCGCCGAGAACGCCGTCTTCTCGCCCGTGTATGCGTTTACGTAGGTATCGGTCGCGTTGACGAGCGTACCTGCGTCCGGCGCGAAAAATACCTGAAATGCCTTGCCAAAAAGTTTCATTTATGCTCCCTTCCCGGGGCTTACAAAACGATGTTGTCGCCCCGTCTCACCCTTGCGCGAATTTCCTCGCGCTGCTGTTTTGTGAGCTTTCGAGGGTCAAACTGTACAGGGACTCCGGCGCCTGCGTTTGCCGCGCCCTCCTGCGGGCGCATGCCGTTTGCCTGAATCCCGGCCACGGCCTGCTGCTGCGCCGCCTGCGCGACCATGCGCGTCCGCGCGGCATTGATCTCCTGCTGGTGCAGGACTTCATAAGCCGTGCGCGCCGGAACGCCGTTTGAGACGAGCCGTCCGAAGCTCGGGTTTGCCAGCTCTACCGCCAGATCTGCGCCGGGGTACAGCGCCTGTACCTCCGCGAACTCTCCGACGATGCGGTCAAACTCCGCCCGCCGCTGCATCTCGCCCTGCGCTGCCGCGTTCTCGCGCTGCAGCGCCGCGTTCTGCCGCTCCACCTGCTTCATGTGCATCAGGGTCTCCAGCGGGATGCCCTTTTCCAGAGCCTCCTGCTCATAGAGCCGCTTGTCGTCGGTCAGCATTCTGGTCAGCGCGTCATAGTCGATCTTTTCCGGATCGGAGACGTCGATGCCGTACTGCTGCCCCAGCACATCGAGAATGGGGGAGAAGCGGCTGATTGTGCGCTTGGTGCCCTTGAGCCGCTCCGAGACGGCAGCCTTCACGCTGCGCTCGTAGTCTGCCTTGTACCTGCCCTTGATCAGATCCTCAAAGCTCTCTGCCTGCTGCACCTGAGCGACGGGTGCTGTCTGGCCTGCCTCCGGCGCTCCGGTTGCCCCGTTCTGGCCGCTGCTCGCGTCCGGCTGGGCGACTGCCGCAATACTGCCCGTGCCGCCGTCATCGGCGGCGAAAAACTGAAAAATAGATCTGTGAAGCATGTTGCTCCTTTCTGCCCGTCGGTGGGCGACCCCTTAAATTTATCTCGTCGCGCCATGCGCGTCCGATTCTCATTCCGGCTGCGTGCTCTTTTGCGCCTGCTCGCGCGCGTCCGTCACATTCTTTGCCTCTGCCTCTGCGTTCGGCATTCCTGCCGCGCTTCCTCCGGCCACCGGCTGCGCCGCGCCGCCCGCTCCCATGATCTGCTGTGCCAGCCCGTCCGCCATGGCCGGGTCGTACCGCTCCGCGAGCGCCAGCGCCATCTCCTGCCACTTTGCCAGCTCCTGCTGGATCGTCCCGTTCTGCGCGATCTTCTGGCTGATCTCGTCCTTTCCGTCGAAGTCCATCATGTCGAGCGTCGCCAGCGCCTGATCCGTCCGCGCCGGATCGAAGAAGCCGAGCTGATAGAACTGTAGCGCCAGCTCGTTCTGGCTGAGCCTCGTGTACTCCGAGGATTTTTGCGCGGACACCTCAATGTCGAAAACCGGCTTTCGCCACACGGCGTCGCCGCCGAGCCCGAGCATCTCCTGCTGCTTGAGATTCTGGTTGGAGTACGTAACGTATTCCTCCGTCCCGAGCTGCCCGCGGATGCGGAACTTGCGCGGCAGATCGTAAAACTGCCGGATGCGCTCGATCACCATGCGGATGAGCCGCGCGTATGCGCGGTACGCCGATCGTGTCGCGTCCTTGGAGCTCCGCCCGGACGCCTCCTGCAAGGCGGCGATCGCGCTCGCTGCCGTCACGCCGGAGGAAACCGAGCCGTTGTTCACGTCCGTGTTGCCGGTCGTCCACTTGAGCTCCTCGATCTTGTTCTGGATGACGTTGATGTAGTTCCCCGATAGCGGCGTGACCGTGATCGGCAGCACGGAGTCCTGCCCGAGATTTCCGTCCGTGTGGACAAAAGGCTTCCGCCAGTCCGCGTATTCCTTCTCGTTGATGCTTCCGTCGTTCCGCACGAACCAGCGCGGCGTGGACGCCATCACCGAGTTTTTGATGATCGCCTGATTGAGCAGGTCGATCTGCGCCTGTGCGCTTTTTCCGATGTCGATGTAGCCGTATCCGGCAACCGATCCCTTCACCGGGAACAGCGCATCGATCACAAATGGATAGTCCCCGTCGTCGTAAAGCCCCGCCTGCATGTTCGGGTCGTTCTCCGTCGCCGAGAGCACCGTCTCGCCCACGAACTTGCAAAAGTGCAGCACGCTTTTCCCGTCCACGATCTTCTTGTAGTACCAGTCCACCACGAGCGACTTGTTCGACGTGTCCACCTGATCGTCCGTCTTGTACTTCGCAAGAAACGTCCCGTCCCCCTTGAGACTGTCTCCGACCTGCGGGTATCGCTGCCGGATGATGTCGTTGTCGACCAGCTCCGTGTAAAACAGATTCCGGCTCTTTTGGATGTCCGTCACGCCGGGCTCCCAGAACAGATTCAGGATGTCGATCTCCTTCACGGAGACGTCACCCAGCCCGTTCAGCTTCCCAGCATCCCAGAACACGCCCCAGATCAGCGTGCCCTGCTTCATCTTCGTCCAGCACGAATCGGAGTACACCTCCTCGAAGTCGTTCTGTTCGAGGATCACCGGCACAATGGATGTCAGCATGCCGGCCTCCGCGCGGTCGTCCGGCTCCCTCGGCCGGATTGCAGGCTCCGGGAAGGCCGCGACCGCGTCGGCGTGCTTACCCATAATCACATTAAACAGCCATGCCGACCGCCACTGCGGGTCGTATGGATTCCCGCTCGGGTCCATTCTCTGCCAGTGCTGCATCTTCCACCACTGCTCCGAGGCGATCACGCGCTGCTCCAGCGCGTCCTTCTTCGCCTTGTACTGTTCGAGCGTCTCCATCGCCGTGCGGATCTGCGCCACGCCGACCGGCTGCATGGCATCGCCCGCTCCGTCGGCGCCGAGCACATCCGTGATGCGCGTCATGCCCGTGTCTTTTTCCATCTTTCCCTCCTTATGCGTCGCTGCCGCTTTCCAGAATGCGGCTGAGGCTGAATAGCTTGATCGGCCCCTTGCCCGTCATGCGGAACCGCAGATGGTCGCATCTCTGCGGCCGGATCGGAAGCAGGAACGTCCGGATCCCCCATCCCTCCATGTGCCCGGCGTGCACCCACTGCCCGCCGGAGTCGTACTCGATCCAGAAGTCGCATCGGCTTCCGACCGGCAGCTGCATCCGGAGATTCAGCCTCGAAATGTACTTTTTCCCCGTCAGACCGCAGGTCATGATCCCGCTCGTCGCGCTCCATGCCACGGCATCCTCAAGCGTCCCGCCGCTTCCGTATGCCGTCATGAGCGTCCCATCGTCTCGCAGCATGTAAAGCTCGTCGTCCAGCGCCGCGAACTGCGTGATATGCAGCACATCCTCCCGGTGCCACAGCCCCTTGAGCGTGTCGTAGACAAATAACTCCCATATGTCCTGCGCATTTTGCATCGAAATGTAATACTTCCCGCGCGCGCCGCCTGCGGCAGCCCTGCGGTACAGCTCCGTTCCGAAGGCGTCGGAGATCAGATAGGGGAGTGAGCCGTCGTAAACGCACACGCCGTCTCGCGCCTTGTAATAGAGCCTGTCCGCGATCACCGTGAGGCTTCGCTCGCTGCCGCGCTGGACGCCGCGAGCCTTCTGCTCCACGACACGGTGCGCGCCCTGCGCGCTCGGGTAAACGCGGTGGAAGCAGTCTTCCTTAAAAAAGATCGGGCTGTCCGCCAGCGTGGCCGCGCCCGTAAAGCGCCCGTCCGAGCCGCAGCTTGCGCGCCAGGAATCTGTTGCCACGCCCTGATAGCACTCCCAGTTCTTAAAGTCGCCCAGCTTGCAGCAGTACAGCTCGTTCACCGTCTTTCCGTCCGACACGCCGTACCGGCAGCCCCAGAGCCGGTTCCCGCTCTCCGTGATGTAGTCCATCTTCGGCACGCGCCGCGCGGCCTTCACCGTCCCTGTGTTCTGGCTCGCGTCCTCGTCTACGATCCCTATGATCACGATGTGGTTGTCTCCGACATCCTGCAAAACGTGCGAGCCGTTCAGCTTCTTCACCTGCTCCGTCCCTTGGAGCCCGCTCACCTGCACGCCGTCGCCCTTTTTGAAACCCGCTCCGATGCCGTTTGCCTCCAGCTTTACGTACACCGTCGGGATGCTCACCCACTGGCTCTGCACCGCACTCCACTGCTTGAGCTCGTGCTTGCCCGTGTCGAGCCAGTACGCATCGTTCGCCGGATTCTCCGGCATTGCCTGCTGCCGGTGCGAGATCGTGATGATCTGTCCGTCCACCGTGCACACCTTGACCGTCAGCGCCGTCTGCTGGCAGTTCACCGCGTTCTCGCGGCCCATAAAGCCGTTGTCCGTGTCGTCCTCAGTGTTGAAATACCACCCGTCCGGGAACACGCAGATATACGCGCCCATCGAAACCATCTGCTTTTCTCCCGCCGTCAGCGTTACACCGTACATGGCTGGCTCCATGGATAAGCCGTTGTAGTACAGGATCCCGTCCTTGATCCACGCCAGCGCATCCTTTGCAAGCAGCCCCTGCACGCCTGCAAGGCTCATCACGGTCGCCCGCCGCTCGCGCTGCGACAGCAGGGGATAGTCGCTGGATGTGAGATTTTCCATCTCGTAAAACTCCCCATCCCCGATGCGCAGGTTGTGGTTGTAGCCCGCGAAGGTGTCCGTCACCAGCTCGCTCTGCGCCGGCGCGGTAAGCTCCGGGTATCGCATATCTCATCCTCCCATCATGTTCAGCGGATCGATCCACTGCGGCTTGGCCGGCGCCGCGATCATCGGCTTGATCGGCCTTGACATGCAGAAATACCGCCACTCATCCGCGCAATGATCTTCCATGCTCGTGTCCAGGTCCTCCGGCTTGTGCGCATCGTACACCAGCAGCGGGATCGTCCGGATGAACGCCTTGCAGGTGCTGAATACATACATGCGCGGGTAGCCGTTCTCATCGAACTGGAGCCGGTAGTGGCACTGCATCCAGCCCGGTATGCGCTTGTTGTCGCCGGGCGTGAAGTAAACGCGGTATCTCGCCGCCGTCTGCGCCACGCTCTCACCGCGCGAGGCGTCCCAGATCGACGGGTCCGCGACGCCGCGGATCTGCTTTCCAGCGAGCCACGGGTGCTCGCGCTCCATCTGTGCGATCCGTGCAAACTGCTCGTCCGGCGACCACTTGATTCCCGTGTTCGGCTCATCCGTGCAGCCGTAAAGCTCCAGTATGCGATAGATCACGCCGTCGTAGTCCACCGCCCACCACGCGCAGGAGAACGGTTTTCCGTAGCCGAAGTCGTAGCTCCGGCAGATCGTCCAGCCCGGATCCGGCGTGAACGGCTCGATCACGTGCGTGTTCTGCCGCGTCCGGTAGCCCTCCGGGTTGTTTATAAAATCCTCGAAGAACTGCCCCTCGTAGATATCCCATCTGCCCTCAAGCCATGCCTGCCGCAGCTTTCCCGGCAGCTTTTGCAGCGTCTGCAAATACTCCGGCTGCGCCTCCATGAGTGCCTTGTTGTCGGTGACAAGCGCCTGGATGAACGTGTAGTTCTCCGGTTTTTCATCCTTCTCGAACAGACGATCGATGAATAGCCGCTTGAAGTATCCGTGGCTCTGACCTCCCGGATTGAGCGTGTAGTAGGTGCGCTTCGGGAATCCATTCGTGCCGCGCACCGTTGTGTCAATGGCGTCGAGCCATTCCTTCTTGAGCTGCGCGGCCTCGTCGATAAATACCACGTCGTATTCCGCACCCTGATATTGCAGAATGTCCCTGTCCGTTGCGCAGTAGCCGAACCGGATCGTCGAGCCGTTCCGGAAGGTCAGCGTTTTCCGCACCTGCGAATACTTCGCCAGCCCTGCCAGCTCCGCGCAGAGCTGCTCAATGTGGTTGTTCAGCAGCTCGGGGTATGTCCGCCGGACGATCAGGATCTTGATCCCCGGCCATCTCAGCGCCAGCAGCTTTCCCTTCGTCCGCACGGCCCAGCTCTTTCCGCCGCCTCGTGCGCCGCCGTATGCCACATACCGCGCCTGCGCCTCCATAAACCGGCGCTGCTTGTCGGAGATGCGCGTGAGATCGATCGTTACTTTTCCCATCCGGCCACGCCCTCCGGCAGCTCAAACGCAACATCCGTTCCGCCGTCCTTCGCCTCGTCCCACCCAAAGCGCCGCTCCAGGTGGAACTTCGCGCCGTTCGCGTTCGAGCTGTCCAGCCGCTGAATGTTGTAGATCTCGATTCGCGCCCCTGCGCGCGCGCACGCTTTGCCAAGCTCCTCCGATGCGCACATCTGCGCCCATCTCTTTTCGTCCACGCCCAGCGCCGCCAGCATCTCCGGCAGGCACGGCGGCCGCGTCCAGACCTCGCGCATCAGCGGTTTCTTGCCGCGCATCACCGTCTCCACGGCCATCTGCTGGTGCCCGTACTTGTCGAGCGCCGGACACTGCATCACGATCCGTTCCCCGTTCTTGATAAACTCCCGATCCTCCAGCACCGGCACCATCCTTGTCACCGGCTCCCTGTAGCAGATCGCCGCAAAATAGCGGTCTACCGCCGAGCGAAGCTCCCGCTCGCTCTTGTAAATCTTCTCGTTCAGGCACTTCGCCCCCTTTCTTCCAGAGGCTCTGCCAGACGCGGAGGTCCCCAGTCTCCGCGCCCAGTAGGAGGTAAAAACATGGCCTATGCCGTTCGGGCTCGCGCCCGGCACAGCCTCTGGATCAAACAACAAAAAAGCCGGACCCCCGCGTTCGCGGAGATCCGGCTTTTTGCTTATCCAGTTTTCCCTCGGATGCACAAGCAGCCGACGACCTCCGCAACAGCGGACAGATCATCGGCTCTGGCTCTTAGGCTCTGGCTCAGTATTCACGATCGTTACCTGTCTGCAATTCTTGCAGAACAGCGGGAAGTCCCGGAGTCTTGTTGACTCCATCAGCCTGATCGCCGTGCGTCTGCCGCATACCGGGCAGACCACGCGATCACCTTCCACAACCAGATTACCACGTTTTTTCCCACTTTGCAAGTGCCTCTTTCGCCTCCCTCTCCCTTCGTCCTAAAACGCTACACATTTACAAGGCGTAATGTAAGCGGCCCCCGCTCCGCTCTTTTTGTTCTCTTTTTGGATCCAATACATATTTGAAATATAGGAAGCCGTATTGCGTCGCGCGTGCCTCCACCAGAACATACCCGCGCGGCGCGACCGGCGGCCGCTCCGTGCTGTAGTCCCGGACGGCCTCCGTCGCTGGCTCCGCCTCCGGCTTCACGCAGTTTCGGCTTGCTTTCCAGCGGTGCCCTCCGAATTCCTCTCGCCAGTGCCCGTGCAGGTAGTTCGCAAGCGACGTGTAGTCCTGTCCGTGGTCTACCTTGCTTCCGTTTTTATCCAGATAATAGTTGTGCTTCCGCAGCGCCTTGGACTCTGCCACGCTGCCAAGGCCCCAGAGCCGCGCGAGCTCAGAGGCCGGAATGCCGTCCGTGATCATGTGTAAGTGGAAGCGGCTCGTCGATTTCCCTCGGCCGTAGCCCATCACGATCTTTGCTTCCGGGAAGCGGTAGCAAAGCCGCCTGTAGTACTTGTCGCGGATCTTGCGCATCTCCTGCGCAGTATGTACCTCATATTCATCCGCCAGCGTCAGCGTGGAGTATAGGCTCGACGGCCCGAAGTTCGCGTTCACGAGCGCCGCAAACCTCCGCTCCGAGTTCTTGCGATTGAACTCCGCGCGCTCTGCCTTGTTCGCAAAGCGCGGCTTTCTTGGCCTGCTGGTCTTCAGCTCCGCGCCTGCCGCCACGCTGTAAACGATCTGCGTACATACCGCCCCGGCAAATAACCGCCGCTTGTGCCTTTTTGCCATAATTTCCCCCACCCTGTCTTATTTTCCGAAGCTTGCAACAATTTTTCGTTCACGCTCTGAAAGTTCCCATATATGTGTTGCAGTCTTCTCTGCTGCAGCCTTCTCTGCTGCAGCCTTCTCTGCTGCAGCCTTCTCTGCTGCAGCCTTCTCTGCTGCAGCCTTCTCGGATAGCAGTAGGCCTCCGCCGAAAATCGCTTTCCCCATCGGACGCTGGCTGTCCAGCTTCGCAATCTGTGTGCAGTCCTCGCGCTTAACCGCAAACTCTACATCGTAGTGAGCATATTTCTGCAGCATGGCTGCCGTCAGCACATGGTCCGGATATGTATATTTCGGCAGCTCCTTTTTTGTCTCCGCCTTAATTTGCCGCATCGCCCGCTCGACCGCTTTTCTGAGCGTCGGGGCGCTCTGCGCGATGTTTCCTCCGAAACTTGTTACAAACGCCGTGCGAACGACTGCGCCATTTTCATACGTGATGTCTGCATCGCAAATGATATGGTTCATCCTCAGCACAACTGATCGGCCGGAGAACGCCGTGAGCGATGGCGCAAAAAGAAAGAACGCAATCCCTCTGTCTATGTAGAATTCGCAGATTTTTGAAAGAATTGAAAAAGGCGGGTTGTCCAGCACGACGCAGCCGTCCGGATAGTCAAAACGCTCATAGTCCCCACCCGGATAGAATGGCCGCACAATGCTTTCCGGATCTATCCCGTACTCGCCGCACGCCCAATCCCGGATTGCATCATAGACGAGCGGTGGCGTGTAGCAGTCGTCCGTTGTCTTTTTCATCTTGAATTTCTCTGTAAATGCGTCGTACTCCGGATTATCATCAAATAGGCATTCCTGTTCAAATTGCATGCTGTATCCCACCTTTGTTCTTTTCTGCCCGTTCAAAGCATGGCAGGACACCTCCTGCCATGCGTTCAGCGCGCAGTGCCTTCTTTCAGCTCATCGCATTCCTGCATAAACCCGTGCAGAAACAGCTCCAAAAGATTCCCCGCACCGTTTATCATCTTTGTCAGATCTTTTTTCCCGATTTGCAGCTTCCCACTCGTCACCACCTGCATCTCCGGCCGCCCGATGATCTGGATCTGGCCGCGCCCGCCCGGAGCCTCATCATCCCCCTGCATGAAAAGCGGCGGCTCCACGCGCTCCATCACGATCCGGGGCGGATATTTCTCCCCGTGAAAATCCACCCGCCAATACTCCTTTTCGTATGCCTTCACAAAATCGGCCAGCTCCGCCGAAAACAGTTCCATGATTTGCGCCATGCCTTTTACCTCCTATACCTCAATACATTCGTTTCTGCGTATGTTGATCCGCTTCCCGCCGACTACGATCACATAGCCGCCGACCGGCGATGTGTACGACGGCCACCGCTCCGCATCATATACGGCCCCGACCGTCGGGCACAGCTCCGGCAGCAGCTCCACCGGGCTTGTGATTCGGATTTTCACCGCCGTCGGCGTCAAAAATCGTTCAGCGGTTTTTCGCTGGAATGTCATTTTTCCCGCTCCTTTTTGTTATGATGTCCTGCGCACGGCCTTTTGCAGACGACCGTGCGCAGGATGCAAAGCCGGTTTCCTTTCCTGCCGTCTCATGGCAACGCGGCAGGCCATAAGTCCATCAATTTTCTTTTCCTTCCGGCTGATTGCCATTTCCAACGTGCCTGCGGCGCAGGCCGTCCTCGTCCTCCACCAGCGGCAGCGCGTGCCGCCGCTCCTGCTCTGCTGCCATCCACCCGCATCCGTGGCATACATAAGCGTATCCAACTCCGCCTGCGCAGCAGCGCATGTCCTTCGGCAGCGTGCATGGGTCCCTTGTTTCCGCCAAGCCTCACACCTCCTGTATATCGATCCCGTACTTGGATCGCATCATTTTCCGGTTTCTCAGATACTCCTTCGTCCGCGTCGGCCCGCTTTTGACATCCTCCACCACCAGCTTTCCGCCGAACCGGTACGAGAAGTCGGCCGTGTAGCGGATCGCGCGGATGCGCTCGCCGCCCTCCGTGAGATAGCTCTCCTGCAATGTAAACTGTGGCTGCAGCCGCAGATCTGTGATGATCCCGCCGCGCAGCATCACCATCAGCTCGTCGTAGCGCCGCGCCTCCTTCTGGCTGTCAAATCGGATCGTTCCGCGTTCTGCCTTCTGGCTTCCGTATTTCGTTTTTCCTTGGCTCCCCTTCGCAAGGGGAGCTGGCGCCGCAGCGCCTGAGAGGTCGCGCGCCTGCCTCGCGTAAAGCTCCCGCATCCTCGGCGGCATGTCCGCCATGCTCTCAAACCGCAGCCCGCTCATTCTGTCTCCCCGTAACTGCAAAAATCGTTCGCCTCTTTTACCGGTTTGAAGACACGATCCCAGCGCTCGCCATATGTGAATCTGTTTTTCGGGTGGCCGCAGTAATAGCCTGCGGTCCCGTTTGTCCGCTCATACCGTTCGGCATATTCGCAGCCCTTACACCGCACCACCTCCGCAACGTCGGCGGCGGGCAATTCCCGAATTTCGGCATACGCACGTTCCAACCGTGTTAGTGCCGTCATGCTTCCACCACGTTCAGCTTTCCGTAACGCAAATAGCGCATCCTCGCGCCTGATGTAATCAGTCATAAGCCATATACTCTCTTACGATTCTGCTTTGCATTTCATACGGCAATGCAATCAGTGGTGTGCATCTACTCAGGATCTCTGCTTTCAAAAGCCGCTCCGCCTGCCTCTTGGTCAGCTGCCGCTCTCGCTTCTTCGGCGGCAGCTCGCCTTTTGCCGCTGCAATAGCGGTCGGGTTGTGCTTATGTTGACCCATCGTCCCGCACCTCCACGCCAGCCTCGTCCAGCAGGCCCCAATCTCTCAGCACACGGTCCCTGCGTACCATACAGGCCGCCTCTGCCGGAAACACAAATGTTTCATCAGTTGAGCATCGTGCATAGTCTTTGCAACGAAAGCATTCGCCGAGGACTACGGCGGCCTGAACGCCCAGCCCCTCAGCCTGCTTTTCAGGCGGCAAGTCCTCCATAAATGCGGTACAGTATGTTTCAGCCATCCTTCTTGCCCTCCTCTACACGTGGCTTAAGCCATTCTTTGATTTTCATTGCGCAGGAGCAGCAAAGCTCAATATCAGGTGAATTCTCATGGAACGCGCTTCGTACGTTTACATACGTCACAGAGCTTGTGGGGTTTATCTCCACCCCGCAGCGGTCACATATTCGTTTCGTTGCCATCCTTCTTGCCCTCCTTTTCACGTTCCATCCGCTTCTGCTCCATACGTTCCAGACGATCATCACTTGCCACCGCCCATTTCCGATGTTCTGCTGCTTTCGGGCGGCGCAGGAAATCAGCTCTTGCATTCGATGTATAGGCGGCGGGCATACCAAGCTTTTTCGACTTAGCCATCTGTGCTGCCCTCCCTTTCCTGCAAAGCCTTCTCGGCTTCCTCGCGGGTCAGGAATACGGTTTCGCCGACATCCCGTGCATCTACAACGCCGCATCGTGATGTGTTCAGCATTGTCCGCCCATTAAGCGTGCTGACGTCAGTCACGGTCATAGAGTACACTTCCCCGCGCGGATGTGTGCAAAATGTCCATAGCGCGTCGCCCGCTTTACATGGGATCACTACGACGCGCCCTCTGACGGCTGGCTTGGCAGCAGCTTCTCGTAGCACATTTGCTCCGCCATCAGAAAAACGCCTCCAGATCGATCACGTCGTCCGCCGGCTTTTCCGTCTGCTCCTGATTCGGAGCCTTCCGCGTCTCCGGCAGCCCAAAGTATTCCCGGATAATCTGCTCACCCTCTGCCCCCGTGCAGCAGCCGCCGTGCCCGCGCGCAAACTCGCGGATCTTCTTCTCGCACTTCTCAAGGCTCATCCCGCCGTGTGTCAGATCGTCCAGCACGAGCTTCGTCGCGTCCTCGTCCTGCGCGATTATCTCCAGCAGCTGCTCTCCGCACATCCAAACTGGCCCGCGCTTGCCCTGCTGCTTGCGAATGATCTCCGTTGCCTCTTGCAAATATCGATCCCCCATGTTATACTCTCCTTGTCATCGTTCGGCCTTATGGCCGCGCCCTCGTCCGGCTCCTTCCGGTCGAGGGCTTTTTTTATCCGAAAAAATCCGGCTTGCTGTGCAGCTTGTATGCCTTCGCGTTCTGATGATATTCGGGGTGCGAGAACTTGTACCCCCAATGCTTCGCAGCCACGAACAATGCCGCGAGCGTGTCCGCCGCGTGCACAGTCACGGTCTGCGCCCCGTACACCACCGAAAAGTAGTTCTTTCCCGTGTAGCCGTCCTGCTCCACGATCCGCGTCCTGCGCTGCCCGCTCTCTCCGGGATAGCTATTTTGCCGCATAAAGCCTCGGCCTCCTTTGCCCCTTGACCGCATCGTTCATCTGCTTGTTTGCCTTCCGGTTCATTTCCAGCGCCGCCTTCCCTTGATGGTTCGCATCGTAGATATGCTCCCGGATGGACTCATAGAGCGTCCACGTGCAGCACATCACGCTGCACCCTGCCGTCCTGCTCGGGCAGTGCTGCCCGCATGGCGGCGGTACAGGCCGGATCGCCGGCTCATACTTGCGGCTCACACCTCCGCCTCCTCCCGGACGTGCTGCAGCCACGCCGCGATCGTGCTCAGCCGCTTCCGGCTCTCTGCGAGTCCCTTGATGATCTCGCGGTCCGGATGCGCCATGCTGGCAAGGATCTCAATGTCCTCCGCGTCCTGCTCCGCCGCCCGGACAAGCGCCTCGATCACATCCTCCAGCTGCTCCGGCCGGAACGCCACCGTGATCTTCTCATCACTCATACAGCACGCTCCCGGCCACAGCCACGACCGCCGCCACCGTGCCGATGATCAGCGCCGGGAGCTGCGCCCCGAACGCCAGCAGCCCCAGCGCCATCCCGTACAAAAACGCCCCGCCGACCCAGCAGCACGTCATCCCCTGCCGGCGTACCTTCTCGCGCCGCTCGCGCAGCTTCGCAAGCTCCGCATAGCGCATCCCAAGCTCCCGCTCTCGTGCGCGCCGGTGGTTCATTTCCGTGATAAATTCAATGTCGCTCATGTTTCTTCCTCCTCAATACGGATATGTGATCGTCTCCCGCACCTTTTCGATCGGGATGGACAGCCCGCGCATCAGGCGCAGCGCCTTGTCCATGTACGCGGTGGGGGAGTCGAACACCTTGTAAAGCGTGTTCACGCAGCACCCGGCGTACCGGCTGGCCTTCTCCACGCTGACATTCTGCGCTGCCATCTCGCCGCGGATCATCGCCGTCAGGCGATAGTCCGTCGAGCGTTCGACCTTCATCTTCGGCATGTTTACGCCTCCTTCCGTCCTGCCTGCATCAGCTTTGCCGCCGTTGCCATCCCCTGCATATATGCGATCATGACCTCGATCTGCTGCGGGGTCATGTGCTTCATTTCGTGCAGCACGCCGTCGATCTTCTTCTGTTCCTCGGACATATTCTCACCGCCTTTCTTGACACCACATGCCCTTGCCTGTAAAATTGAATCACCCGGGCAGCTCAATTTCGCAGGCAAGGAGGTGATACAAATGGATCAGTCTTTCTCCCTCACTGAACTTGAATTCTTGTACTCCATCACACATCAGTGCCTTTTCCTGAATAACCATCAGCTCGACAACGACGCCGCCATAACTGCGGATACCAGAAACAGCATCGTTGACGAGAATAAAGTCGCCATGAAGTGCTTGCGTAAACTCCGATCCGCTATTTCGGACGTTTCCCCGGCTACGCTCAAAGCTCTTGATTCCGCGCTTCCGCCTCTCCGTTAAAGTGCAAGGTCACATTTCCCGCGCCGTCCTGCTCCGGCAGTGCGGCGCTTTTTAACGCCTGCCTGTACCTTCTTCGGATTTCCGCTTCCTGCTTCCATTTCGTTCTCCGTTCCAAGCTTCTTTTGGAGAAAGCTTCTATTCTTTTTTCAGCTCCCATTGCCTGTTCCTCGGACATATTCTCACCGCCTTTCTTGACACTTCCCAACCGTATGATAAAATACAGTCAAAAGGAGGTGCTTCCATGTTTGAGCATGTAACGGATACCCGTTATATCCCGCTGGCCCTGCTCTATGGCGTCGGCGGGCGTATGCAGTTTGCTGACCTGATGAATCAGGCCGTCACGCTTTCCGGCCTCGACATTCTCCGGACGAAATCCCTTCTGAATACCATGCGCGGCCAGAGCCTCATTTCCGGCGATTTTTCGGCAGGCTCCTACGTACAGCTGGAGCAGCCCGGCGCGGAGCTGTTTCTTTCCCTCCAAAAGGAGGCAAAAGAGCGTCTACAGCTTGCCGAGAAGGAAGCGAAACAGCATGCCGAGGAAAAACGTCAGAAGAAGCTTAGCAACGTGCTGGCAATAGCAGCGATTTTTGAACATTTTATAGTCTTCATCCTCGGGGCCTTTTTTGAGCATCGCGCCCAGATCATCTCTTTGCTCGCGTCCCTTTTTCACTGACTTCTCACCCCCTTGACGCCTCCCTTCCGTATGCTAAAATACGGTCGAATGGAGGTGATTTCATGCCTGATAATTTCTACACGCTTGACCCCGTAGACCAGCAGATCGCGCTGGCCTACGCGCAGACTCTCTTTGCCGAATGGCTGGCAAAAAACCCGAACCGAAAGCCGGAGGATTCCGTGCATCTAGAGTTCCTGAAGCTCCTTCAGGACAGCGTCTCTGTGGCGCAGGACCTCCGCTATCGTAGTACCGGCAGTCTTGATCCGTTGCGTTGATTTCGTCCATCGCTGCACATACGTAACAGCCCGATCGAAGTCTCGCGCCGTTGCGCCCAGCCCTTCGGATGCTTCCATCATCCGGAGGGCTAACGCATAAGCAGTCGGCGTCTCGTTCTTTGCCGTTTCTTCCAACAGCTGAAGTCCAAAGCGTTCGCTTTCCGTCATACCTCCCACCCCCTTCCAATCGACATTTCTCATCATCTAAGAAATCTTGAATTATTTCTTTTCTATACCGTAGCATATCTTATCAATGTTGTCAAGCCAAAATTTATTTCTTTGATATATTTTCACTTGATTTTTATTCTGCGTTGTGTTACAGTCTCAGTGAAAGGTGGTGAACCCATTGAGCACAATCGGTGAACGACTCGTCTACTTGATGAAAGATCTACGCTTGACGCAATCCGAGTTAGCTGACAAACTGCATTTGACGCAGCCTCACATTTCTGCCCTATGTTCTGGCCGAAAACCATTTACAGACCGCACAATCTCGGACATCTGCCGGGAATTCGGCGTGTCGCTTGCGTGGCTGGAGACCGGAGAAGGGGCGATGTACGTCCAGCGAAGCGAGAACGAGCGCATGGCCCTGATGTTTGCCGACGTTCTGTCCGAGGCCGACGAATCCACCCGCAAGCGCTGCATCGCTGCGGCAATGGAAATGCCCCCTGAGTTCTGGGACAACATCTACGAGTACGCGAAAAAAATCACCGGAAGCGAATGACCGCTTCCGGTGATTTCTTATCGAAGGATCTTTTCTGCCAGCCACAGCAGCAGCCAGATCTGCTCATCCGTCGCCCGCTCAAGGATATTTTGTAGTCTTTCTCTTGCCTTTTCCATCGTTTCCTCCCTTTCTCCACAAAAACTCCGTTCATTTTTCGTTCACATTTCCATCTTGCACCATCTGGGAAAAGGGGCTAGACTGTAAATAGCAGTTCCCCGCTTATCATTTTACCGGTGGTGTTGCCATTGGCCGAGAAAATCCTTGCTTTTGTCGGCGCTTCGTTTCTTTCTTGGTTGTTGGGTTCTCTTGTCGAAGAACTCAGTATCCATTTGGAGGACAGATCCCAGACGCTCATCGGCATTCTGGAACATATATCCGAGCTGTTCTATTTTCTTGGCCTCTGCGTCACGATCCCAGTATCGCTCTGGCTTCTCCCTCGCATCCGTAGTCGTGTAAGATGTGAATGCGAAAATTCCAGCCGCGAAGTGTTGAAATCTGCCGAGCACGATTATATGGCCAGACAGGAAAAAGCCATCGCCGCTGCGGAGGCCAAAAGCTATTCTGACGGCCACGCGCAGGGTGAAAAAGACGCTTCTGAGAAAGAGAGACGGGTTTGCTTCGACTTATACATGAGAAATATGCACGCCTTGCGGGATCGTGCCTTGGCATTTATGGAGCCATATCACTCCACCCCTGCATTCTTGGCGGCGAAGGATTATAGCTTTATTGAGGATCCGCGTCTGTACTCCGCGCTGAATGAGCCTATTTCTTACGATTCTCCTGTCGAGATAAGCGCGAATATCTCCGGCCTGCACGGCATCTATCATACAACTTTGTACGATTGCACCTGCCCTGACTTTCAGTTTCGGCGCCAGCCCTGCAAGCATATGTATTACCTCGCGGTTGACCTTGGTCTCCTCAGCACATTGGACACGCAGGCGGTCGAGTCCTCGCTTTCAGAGCTGAACGCGCGGTGGGAATCCGTTGAAAAGGAAAAGCGGCGTGCGGAGAAAGTGCTTTCTGCTCTTGAACAGCTCAAGACTTCTCTTGCCGTCAGCGTATCCGAGCCTCCTGAAAAGCTTGTTCCCCCTAAGAATATGTGGCTTCCTTTGATTTCGTCCGCAGAGGATCGAAAAAAATGCATGTCTCTGCTCTCACTGTACGAATGGAATTCAAAGGACAGGTACCAGATCGCGCTGAATGCGTGGAACGCTAAGAAGAAAAACCGCCCGCAGCTTGGCCTTGAATTCGAGCGGTATGTTGGCTCTCAGTACGAGCGAGCCGGTAACTTTGTCCAATACAACGGTGCCGAATGTGGGAAAGGCGATCTGGGCTGCGACCTTCTTGTATTCAAGCGCGATCTGTCAAAGCTCTGCGTTGTCCAGTGTAAATACTGGGCTTCTGAAAAGGAGCTTCATACCAACGTTGTCACGCAGCTATTCGGAACCGTTTCTCTCTTTCAGGCGAAGCATCCTGATATACGCGTAGACGGTCACCTTGTTTGTTCCTGTTCCATCTCTGCAGAGGCAAAAGCCGCGTTTGCGCATTTCCCAAATCTCCACTATTATGAAAACTATTCCGTTGATTTGCGCAACTATCCTGCTGTTAAGTGCGCCATGGGTGCAGGCGGTGAAATGTATTTCTATCTTCCGTTTGATAAGTGCTACGATTCTGTTGTCGCAGATCGTTATGTGTCAACGGTGACCGAGGCAAAAGCCGCCGGGTATACGCGGCCAATCGGTTGATCCCACCCGCGCCGGGTGCCGAAATCCGGCACGGGCCTTTGGTTCCTGCAAGCGATTGGGAGCGCTTGTAGTTCAACCATACGCTTTTACCAATGGTTAAGTCCATCCCTTTTCGTGGGCTTTCACGCCCCAGTTGTGTGTTTGGAGTGATTTTTTTGGAAAAAATGTTGTGGCAGCTTTGCCGCGAAGCGAAGGATGCGCAGCATCTCACAAACCAGATCATCGCCGACCGTGCCGGCCTCGCCCTCAATACGGTTTCTCAATACCTGCGCGGCGAATCAAAAAGCGCCTCCGTCTATACCGTCGGCCCGATCTGCCATGCCCTCGGCATCGACATGAACGCATACTTCGGCATTTCGCCTCCCGCTCCGGAGTCCGTTTCCGAGCTGCTTCGGCTGGAAAACAAAAGCCTCCGTGTCCAGCGCGAGCATCTTCGGAAGTCTCTGAAAATGCACCGCATCACCACCCTTGTCCTGCTCGGCATCGTCGCGCTTTGCGCTTTTGCTCTGGTGGTGGATATCCTGAGTCCCACCGTCGGTTGGTTCCGTGCATAAAAAATAGCCGCCCCGGCATGTCGCCGGAGCGGTATTCTGTATCCCTTGGAGGTGCCCCATGAAAGTCCCCGAGCCTCGCAAACTGAAATCCGGCACATGGTTTATCCAGCTCCGCCTCGGCGGCGAGAGCATCCCCGTCTCCGCCCTCACCCGCTCCGACTGCATCAAGCAGGCGCAGCTTATCAAAGCCCAGCACCGCGCCGACATCCACGACAGCAAATTCAGAACGGATAAGACTGTCCGCGACCTCATGGCCGACTACATTGATAGCATCCGCAAAACGGCATCGCCCTCCACAGTCCGCGGCTACGCGACAATCCGCGACCACCGTTTTGTGAGCATTGCCGACAAGCCTGCCTCAAAAATAAAAAACTGGCAGCGCGTGATCGACGTAGAAGCCGACCTCACATCTGCCAAGACGTTAAAAAATGCATGGAGCTTTTTGCGCACATCTATGCGTCATGCCGGAATGACGCCGCCGGACGTGCGCCTTCCTCAGCTCGTTCCGGCTGACCCTTCGTGGCTGGAGCCGGACGAAGTTCTTCGCTTCGTCGATCTTGTTCACGGAAAGTCGTTCGAGGTTGCCGCGCTGCTTGCGCTTCACGGCCTTCGCCGTTCCGAGATCCTTGCCATGACCTTTGGCAAAATCGATCTGTCCGCAAACACCATTTCCGTCCACGGTGCAGCCGTTATGAGCGAAGACAATGTGCTCGTTCACAAGCCGACCAATAAAAACGCCTCCTCTCGCCGCGTCGTTCCGATCATGATTCCAGCCCTTGTCGATGCAATTCGCCGCACGGCTCCGCACCAGCCGGATGGCCTTGTATATCCATTTCACGCCAACACGCTCCGTATTCAGATCAACCAGCTCTGCCGCGACAACGATCTCCCTCAGGTCGGCGTGCATGGTCTTCGCCATAGCTTCGCGTCTCTGGCATTTTATCTCGGCTTGCAGGAGCAGGAGACGATGGAGCTCGGCGGCTGGGCTGACTATCAAACGATGCACAAGATTTACACGCACCTTGCCGCCGCTGCCAGGCTCAAAAGTCAGAACAAAATGGCCGCCTTTTTCGGAGCAAATGCTAACCAATATGCTAACAACAGTAAAAATCCCTGATGCCGCAAGGCTTTTGTCTATCACCTTTCGGGTTCGAGTCCCGCCATCAGCACCAAAAACAGAAAACCCGCAATCCATTGAGATTGCGGGTTTTTCCTTATATATCAATGCTTCCTGGCACTTTTGCCATTGTACGAACGCATAATATATTGCACATTCACGCAAGTGTTTTTGCATTAGCGAAACACAAAATGCTAACCAAAAATGCTAACGCCCGCGCTCCACGATCCCCCTATAATACGCGCACAGCTTTGCCTCCGGACCGGGGCCGTCCTTGTCCATCAGAAACGCCTCTGCCAGCGCAGCGTAAAACTCCGGGCGATTCACGCCGAAGTCCACGGCCACACCGTAGTAGTCGGAGTACATCATGTTCATCGCCACGCCCCACGCCCAGCGGGGAACGTCGCGCCCGATGCCGCGAGCATCCGCCACGGCAGACGTTTGGTCCATCGTCCAGTGCGGCCCGGTCGAGCCGTCGGCGTTTTCCATCCTCGCCGCCCATTCCTCCGCGTCCTCGCGCGTCAGCCCCTCGCAGGCTCCGTGCCGCCCGTCCAGCTTTTCCAACGCACGGATGGTGTTTGCGTATACACCGGCTTCCTCGGCGCGGCAGAGCGTCACCGGGCGCTCCGCGACGGCTTCCAGCTCCTTGTACAGCTTTTCAATATATTCCTTCATGCTCACGCCTCCTTGATGTATCTGTACAGCTTATCGAGATCGCCCACATCAAAGCGCAGCTCGCCGAGGATGGGCACATTCACCGGCAGCTTCTGTCCTTCCATCTTCGGGCGAGCGGCATTGTACAGCCGGTCGATGTCAATGTTGCCGCCATCGTCCATTACGCCCATGAGCTGCACCGCCGGATGCTCCTTTAGCTGCATCAAGCGCTCCTTGCCTCCATCCATAATGAGCGCCAGCGCAATTCCCGCGCCGATTCCCTTGCCGGTCGGCAGGTGCGGAATGATCTCACTGTCCGCAAACCGCATCGCGCCGCGCATGGCCTGATCGATCGTTACCATAAGGATACCTCCATCTAATTTTTGGGGCGGCGCTTGCCGCCCCTTTTGCATTAGGCGGTCGCCGTCGCAGGCTCAACCGTCACTTTCGCCGCACCCCAGCCGGGGCACACGGAGGTGTTCGGCACGACGAGCTTGGTAAGCCCGAGCAGCTGAGCCACCTGATTCTGGATGCAGCCAATCGTCGCAGTGTTGGTGCCGTTGTACACGGCCTGCTGCATGTTGATGGCTACCTGCTCATCCTTGTTCGCGCGGACTTCCGCCGCCAGACCGATCAGACGGTTTTCCAGCTTGCTGTAGGATTCCGTGATCTTCCGATTCGTCTCGTCCTGCCCGCGCCAGTATGCGATCTCCATGTCCTTCTCCGAGATCGTCTTCTGCTGTTCGAGCGCGTAGCGCGTCACCGGCGTGTTCTCGCTGCATACCGCACCGGCAGCCATCGCCGCAGCGGCCATCGGATTTGCACCGATGCCGCCCCAGCCGCCAAGCAGGTTTCCAAGCCCGCCGCCGAGTACGCCGAGTCCGGTTCCAATCGCGCCGAGTGTAACACCGAGGTTGCCCTTGCCATTGCTTGCGTATTCCATAAAAAAATCCTCCGAATCAAAAAGTAAGCTGGCCAGCTCCTATCCTCATTATGCGCCCTGCCATCGGAACAAAAAACCAACTTACCGGCCACTTTTCGGACAAAAAACAGCCACCCCATACAGGGCGGCTGCTGTGTGATTGAAAATCTCTACTGCATAACTACTTTCTCAGCGTCATGCAGCACCTTTCGGATGCTCTTTGAAAATGCAGGAAGTTTATTCTCGATATACTTCTTCTTAAAATTCATGATCGTTATCCCGGTCAATTCATCCGTGTCAATGTCTTTCAGATAGATCACATTCCCGTCGGAATCATCACCGTAAGAATTACTGCGGTCACCGAGGGCAATGTACAGGACGTCGAATTTCTTGTCGTAGTCAAATCCGATGCTATTCTTCTGCAACATATATCGCCTCACCTTCTCCACAGCCGCTTTTCTTGTTGTTATTAGGATATGCGGTTACAACTTCGCCCGATCCGCCGCAGACAGACACAACGACGTGCGTATATTTGAGCTTCGGGTAGTATGTAGCACTTTTTGATTCTTTTGTGTATATCCTTCGTTCATCCAGTGGAGGATTCGTGTCGTGACTTGGTAAAACCAGTTCCGGCTCCCTGATTGTCTCCACAATCGCGTCGACGTTTGAAACCATAATGCTGTGGTTAAGAGCTACATGAGAATCCCACTGCTCTTTTGTACAGTAAACTTTTATTCCGTTTCTATCTACAACTTCAAAAAAGTTAGGCATCAATCCACCTGCTCACTTAGGACTTTAGACATCATCTCCGGAAGAGCCTCGGCCAACTGTTCATTTACGATCACTGCGGCCACCGTTTCTTCCTGATCGCTATCCACAACGCCATTCGCTCCAACTACCGGATATTTATGCTTAAATGTAAAAATGAATTCATTCTTTGCCTCGTTCGCAGTAACAGTCAGTGAATTCGCATAAATAGGCTTGCACATTGTAGTATGATCTCCTTCTCTAGTTTTGATGCCATTATAGAACAAATTAAGATCATTGTAAATGCAACAGAATATTAAATTTTCGTTCCTGCTGTAAGAGCCGCCCTATCCGGGCGGCTCTGTTGCATGTTCCCGCAGTACGATCACGCACCGCGCTATGATCTTCTTGACGCCGTTTACGCTCAAGCCCTCGCGCTCGGCAATGCGTTCGTGGCTCCAATCGTCAAGGATCTTCCGTTTCAGGATTCGCCGGTATCGCTCCGACAAAATCCATTCCTCGATCAAATGCTCCCAATCGCTGCGGCTCAGACTCGGCAGCCCCCGCAGCATCGGCTTGCCTTACTTCGTTTCCAGCACCGCGATGCTGCCCTTGTTCGACACCTTCAGATCAAGCGCGGCGGCGATGTCGCGCACCTTGACATAGTTCGTGCCGTCCTTTAGGATGCGCTCGACGGAGACCTCCTTGCCGTCCACGATCATTTTCGATTTTTCTACCACTTCATCATCGATCCTTTCTTTAAATCTCGCCCACTGCACATTGCCGGACGTGTTGTAGTGGGTATTCACATCGTCCCCGACAAACGGCCTCGGACACATCTTCCCGGACACGTCGTAGTGCCGGATGACGTTCTCTGCGGGGATGTTGTACTGCTTCATGAGCCGCCTGATCAGCCACACGGCGTTTTCAAGCGTCGCCTCATCGAAGTACCAGTCCGTATCATACGCGCCGAGACGCGCCTTGTCGACCTTCCTCGGGCGAACCTCCACGCCGATGGAATTCCAGTTGCGGCACTCCGGATGCTTCTGGCCGTCGCCGCAGTGCCACGCAATGTCGGACTCCTTCACGCAGCGGTAGATGATGTCCTTCTCATCCACGGCATAGTGGGCGCTGGCTCTGGCCTGCGGATTTTTAAACCACTCCGCCACGCTGGCAGCCGTGCCGAGCGCCCCGAAATAATGCACCACGATGTATTTCGGGCGGCAGCCGCCCTTGCTGTGGTTGCAGCTTGTCAGAGCGTCCTTAATTACCGGCATCTCCCGCGCCGCCTCCTTTCTCGTCCACCGCATCCTGAAGCTTCTGGCTCTGCGTTCCGAAGTAGAACGCGATGATGACCGCGTAGATGGTCATGAAGTCCTGCGAGATTTTGCCAACGACCGCCATGTAGGCGAACACGCCCGTCAGCACCAGCGTCACCAGCGACTTCACGCTCAGCAGATTCCCCAGCCGTTTCTTGATATTATCCATTTGCATGTACTCCTTTCACGCTACCATGAAAAATAACTTCCAAATAATTGGATGCCGCCTGATTCTGTCAATCAGTCTAAGCGCCACCTCGGCGTTTACATTTTCAAAATTTCCAGTATCAATGACCCATGCCCCTTCCGGTATTGTCAGTTCTTGAATAAGTATTGAAAAATCGAATCCATTCAGCCAACCTTTAGATCTGGCTTTGTCGCATATTTCGTTTATCTTATTATCGTCCAAACATTTCTACTCCTTTCAGTCTTTCAGCACGATTTCCAGAAACCGTGCTTTTTCCTCTGCCGTGTAAGTCTCCGGCAGGCTCTTGATGTACTTGAGTGCGTACTTGCTCCGGTTCTCGTTCTTTGCCTTCCAAAGATAAAAGCCGCTGCTCGCCGTCGTCTCCGCGATAACGGCAAGCGTGATCTCCACCAGTGGCAGGCCGAAAGCGCACAGGGTCGTCAGCACCACGCAGGCGATTCCGCTTCCGAGCAGCCACTTCTTCGAGAACTCCATCATCCACCCACCCCCAGCTTCGCCAGCGCAAAGCCGATCAGCCCCGCGATGAGCGCGGTAATGACGCCCTTCACAACCGCCTCCCAGCGGCTCCCCGGCAGCGCCTTGAGGCTTTTCACATCGGCCTTGATCTCGTTCACGTTTTCCTCGATCGTCTCCTGCTTGGTGGCCAGCACCTCCACCGAGGTCGCCAGCTGATGCAGCGCCTTGTTGTCTGCCTCCAGCTCGTCGATCCTGTGCGAGTTGCTCTTGCATCGCGCCTCCACAGAGGCGATCTGCGCCTGAATCCCGTCTTCCATCTTGTGCTCCTTTCTCGCGGGCATTGCCCGTCATGTGATTTCTTCGTCCAGTGTTACGATCAGATCCGCGCCCTTGCCCTTGGCAGACACACGGAAATACTTCGCCCCCTTCGGCGGTGCGACATTTTCGTCCGTAGAAAATGCCGCAGCGGCGTTCGGGTCCTCCACCTTGGTCGGGAAATAGATGCTGTTCCCGAGCTGATTGTAGCTAAGTACGTTTCCCTTCAGCGAAAAGTCGGCATTGTACCACGCCAGCCTTGCGCCATATTCGTTCCATGCAACGCCGTCACCGCCGATGCGATAAATATGAACCGCGCCGCCGTCAAATGGGATAAAGCCGGTGGTCGTGAAGTGGCTGCTTGCCGACAATACGCCGCTGGAGCTGAGCATCTGCCCATCCGTATACGGCGCAGAGGCCCCGCTCGTGTCCACAGCGGTCGGGACAAGGTTATGATACGATACAACCTTTGCCGCCTTCGCCGTAATGACCACGTCGCCCGTGACCTTCGCGATGCGGATGACACCGGAGCTTTCCGTGTAGGCGGAGGCCGTGATGTCCACGCCGCCCATCGTGACCGAGACCGTCTCCATCGTGTAGCCGCTCACCGCCGAAAGCGCCGCCGTATATTCCGTGCCGTCCTCGGCAGCGACTGCGTCATTGCTCGTCGTCACATGCGTCAGCGTGTTCGTGATGCTGTGATAGACCGTTGCCGCGTACCCGATGGTTCTGTCCGTTCCTGCGCCGTAGCAGAACGAATAGATCACCTGCTCAGACGGATTGATGACGTTGATATTAAAGGCCGTGTCCTTGCCCGTTCCGGCCGTCTTGTCGTAGGCCGCGGGATCGCCGAATGAGATTCCGTACATGGTGACGACGCCGGAGTTGTTTCTGTAAAAACAGGCGTTCGGCGTGCACATCCGCCATGCGTCAAACTGTGTGCCTTTTCCGTTTTCCACGCTGTGGAGCTTTCCGAACTGGACGCAGTGATTGTGCCCGTGGACATTTGCGATGAACTTCGCCGCGTTTTTCCCCTGAAAATTGATCCGTTCTCCTCCGACAACGGCTACTTCTCCATTCACATATGCCTTTACGATGTTTCCCGCGGGATACGCGCCGCCCAGATCGAGCGGATAGTGTGCCAGCACGAGGATGCCCCACTTGGCGGCATCGGCCTTGCCTCCCGCATCGCTCAGCGTCTCCGCAAACCACATCAGCTGCGCATCGGAGAAGATTTTCGGAGCACTTGCGCCTCCCGTCGTCTCGCCCTCACAGGAGTTCAGACAGATCACGCGCAGCTTTCTGTCCGGAAAGTCCCGATAGCAGTAGCCGTATTCCGCGCTTCCATAGACCGCGCCCTCGTTGTATTTCCCGATGTTGTTTTTCAGGAATGCCGCGCCGACAAGCGTGCTGTACTCTCCGGTGTCGTGGTTTCCGACCGTTCGGAACTGCGGCACATCGCGCCATGCCTCACCGAGCCAGCCGTTGATCTCGTCAAACTGTGCCTGCATCAGTTCGGTCGTGGTCTTTGCGTTGCCGAACGTCACATCGCCGAGCATACATGCAAAATCGAGCCTCGGCAGGCTGTACGCCAGCACCTTGAGCGCCATGCAGGCGTGCAGATTTCCGGCGTTGATGTTCGTCTGCCAGCCGTCCGTCTGCGGCCCGGTGTGGTGAAAGTCGGAGACCGCCGCAAATACGATGCTGTCGTCTTTCAGGACGCGCCTGACCTTCTCCGCCACCGAAAGCGCCTCCGCCTTCACATAGTCCGGAATCTCCGCGTGCTGTATGCTTTCTTTTGCCGAAATCGCATCCACCGCATCTCCGAAGCCCTTTGCGTCGTCCCAAGTGAGCTTTGCCGCCGAGCCGGTTTTCGCGCGAATCCGGTCTGCCGTGTGGGTCAGCGCCGCACCGTTTGTCAAATATTCACTCAAAACGACGCACCTCCCGCCGAAGGAACGGCCTCCGCCGTCCAGACTCCGTTCACGACCCGCAGGAACTTTCCGTTGTCCGCCGCCGTCACCGCCGGTGTTCCAGGCTCTCCTTTCGGGCCTCGTTCTCCGGCAGGGCCCTGTTCACCGCGCGGCCCCTGCACACCGGGGTCTCCCTTGTCGCCCTTCGGCCCTTG